ACTTTTTAATCTTTTTAACTATATTAGTTTTATTTGTATCTTTTTTACCACTATAGCCTTTGTAACCTTTGTTTGTACCAATAGACTGTTCAGCACTAAAACGAGCTAATCTTGTTGCTCTTCTTATTTGATTACCTTTTTTAGAACTTTCAAAAAGTTGTTGGCTTTTCTTAGGATTAAATTTTTTGTTGCCAATAACTGAATCAAAACTAGAACCAGTTTTACCTCCACCTTTTGCATAACTGCCATAAACACTTGCAGAATAAGAATCATAAGGAACAGACATTCTTGTTAATCTGTTCAAAACTTTACCAATATTTTTTTGATTAGGTGGTGTTAAACCTTTTTTCTTCTGTGTCATTAATAAGAACCTTTTTTCTTATTATTCATAGTCTTTACAACTTTTTTCTTTTTCTTTTTTTTACTGTGATATGCCATTGGTTTTTACTCTTTTACCTAATTTAACCTTAGGTCCAAATTTAATTAATGAAGTAGGCTGAGGAGCCTTTGCTTCCTCAACCTTCTTTTTTTTAGCTTTAATTGCCATTAGTCTGAATCTGAGCTTCCGACTTGTGTTATATTAGCAACGTCAACTGTTGAACCATCATTTGCATTTACTACAAACATACCATAAACAGGTGTGCCATCTACGTCTGTATTTGCAAAGATGATATCTCCAACATTCATCTCATTTGCCATGTTATTAAAATAACCAGCTCCATCGATTACTGTTGCAGCATCATTTGACTTATAGTGCCATATATGAAAGCCATTACCAGAGTAACTAACAAGGGCTAAATCTGATTGTATAAACGCCATATCTACCCCCTATTTCTTTAGCTCAAGTTCAAATACACCTTCAGCATCAATAAGTACAGAGTTCATTTGCATTTTATTCATTACAAAATAACTGTCCTTATCGTTGTGATACTGCATATTTGAAGATATATCAGCACCAATAGCATGTGCAATTGCATCTGCATGATAAGCAAAACACTCAACATGAGTTGTGCCAGATGCACCACTGCCATTAGTCTGTGTTAATCCAGAGTGTGGAAACCACATAAAACCTAACCATTGCTTAGCAGTCATTCCACTTGGAAATGGAAGTTGCTCTGTTCCAATGTATTCAGCTCTAGAGAATTGATCAATAGACATTAGTTGAGACCATTGCTCCCAACCTACAGCTACAAATCTTCTACCATCATCTGGTACACTATTATTACCAAACTTTTCCATGAGTTCTAATGCCCATGCTAAAGTTATACCATTTGTAGTCTCATCATGTGCTGACGAAGTAGTTGTCATTGCAGCTAGAATTAAATCGTCTGTTTTACGACCTAATGCATATGCACCTGACTGTTGAGCTACTACCATCTCATCATGATTGATTCTTAATTGGTCTAGATCATCGACCCATTCACCAGCAAAATAGTCCTCTAATGTAACTGATACATTAGTATGTGCTAAATTCATTGGTGCTATGTTTCCATGTCTAGCCTTAGTTGTTGCAAAACCTTTACCGATTTTCTGGAATGTGGTCTTGTTCTTGACACCATTACGAGTTCTAACTGTATTTCTCAGCTTTGAACCCATACGTTGATATGCCATATGAACGCCAGACTCAAACTCCTCAATAAAGGAAGTGCTTATACTTGGATTAGCCATACAAGCTCCTTGTTAAAAAGTTATAGTTTCCAGTCGGTTATTCGCCTTATTCGATTATATTAGTAGTTATCCATGCCTGGGCTACAAATCTCACTTAACGAGCCAAACTATATATACTATGCATTAAAAACAAAAAGATGTTTATTCACATTACTGTGCTTTTTCTCTAGCCACTTCTCTAGACATAGCTCTTACTTTAGCTATGTATGATGGATCTCCACCATTTTTCCAGTATCTTTCATCTTTCATAGCTGCATTAAGATCTTCTTTTGATATTCTTTCTTGAAACTGTGTCTCACTAACCATATTAAATTTAGGTTGACCATTTAGTTCCATTAAGTTTTCAAACAGATGAACCATGCCAGCTGATGCTGGTATACTAGCAAAGACTTTATATGCATCTTCAGGTAAAGATGATTCTGCCCAAGCAGCCACTCTTTCTAATCTTGCATCTGCATGTTCGCCTAGTATCTGTGATTCTTCATTCCAGTCTGGACCTTTAGTTTGATCCATCTCTCTAAACTCAGAAATAACAGTATTAAACTCATCATTTGTTAAACCAAACTGATGAGCCTTTTCCATAAGCCAGTTAACTTGTGGATCATCTTTTACTGCTTGGATAGTTTCGTCATCAATCCCTTCAAGGTCTTCCATGCCAAACGCAGAGGCATGAATACGATAGTCTCCAGCACTTTCAGGCACACCTTCTTGGCTTTCTTCATTAAGTTCATTAATAAGTTCGTTACGAAGGTTATCCCTTCTTTCATGGAACTTTTGTTGTAGCTGGTTGTAGCTGGTTTGGAGCTGTTCTCCACTTTCGAATTTTTCGTCAAGCCATTCTGGTCTGCTTTCAGCTGATTCAGTTTTCTCCGTAGTTTGCTCTGTTTCTTGGATTTCGGCTTGATTGGTGCTTTCATTGCTTTCTGTAACTGCTTGTTCATTCATGATACCTCCTTAGCAATCCCATTTTCGTAATGATTTATTTATACGACTATTTGGATCATTTGCAACCTTTTTACTAGTTAACTTCTTTTTCATACCCATCATTCTTTTACAGAACGACCTTCTTCTAGCAGCTGCCTTTGGACTTTTTTTCGCTTGTTTTCTAGAAACTGGTCGTTTGATATTTTTCCCTTGACGCCTAAGACTAGCACGACCCCTTGCATTGAGTCCTCCTGATGGACTTTTGCCTTCTTTTCTTTGCCAAGCTGGAGTCTTTGCCATTTTCTAAGTCCTCGCATATGTCGGTGTTTTTCCACCACCACTAGGATTAGTAGATCTTTTTCTATTAGTAGCTTGTTTCTTTTCTTTAGCACTCATCATCATTGCCTTTCTCTGTGGTACACATTTTGGGTAACCTCTACCATCGCCTTTAGAACGACCACACTTTGGATGTTTGCCATCTTTCTTTGTAGAGATATCTACCCATTTCTGATTGAACCATTTAGTTAAACTCATGCTGAAGTGTACCCACCACCCATTTTTTTATATTGTTGCACCACTTGACCTGATGCATAAGCTGAAGGCCATTTCTTTACTCTTGCTTTAACTATTGCTTTTGCTCTTGCATATAACTTTGGATTTGTTGGTTTTGATGCCATTACTCGACTCTCCTTTCAATTGATTGGTCTGGGATCTTTTTGCCCATTTCAGTTCGTGCTTTAATAATTCCCACAATGTATCTTTGTCCTTCATAGTGTGCCAAACTCTCAATTCCCAATCCTGGACCATGTACATTGTTCGTTGTAAGGCCTTCAAGATACTGGAGAAACTTTTTACCAATACCTTCAGCAAATAATGCATTGGCTTTACTATTAAGATCATCTTCAACATTTGGAGGGTACTTTCTACCATCTACTGAATTTACTACCTCTGCTTTTACTTTATCCTTGCCCACCTTGTCCTCCCATATAACCTTGAGCTAATTGCATTGCAGTTTGCATATTGTTCTGAACTTGATCTTGTGATGCTAACAACTCAGGCTTTAATCCAAACTTCTCTGATAAAAACTTTACTACTTGCTCTTGATTAAGTAAAGCTGGACCAATCTCTGGTCCAAATGTACCAGCAAGTGTTTGATTAAATCTTGTAAAGTCTGCAACATCTTGCAAGTCTTGAGCCCTCAGTAATGGAGAAATAGGTACAATTTTTATTTCTCTACCATCTATTTTAGGTATATCAATAAGGCCTTGTTGACTATATATAAATACAATACGTTCAACTAAAGGCATTAAAAATTCTTTTTGCATGCGACCAGCAACAGCTCCCATGTCTCTTGCAACGTCTGCTAATCTTTCAGATACTTCGGTAGCAGATAATGGAGTTTTTGCATTTGGTCTAGAATCTAATTCATCAATGAACATGGCTTTACGGACATTTCTTCTCATATCATCTAGAATGAGTTGTGCAACATCGAATCTAGCTGGACTCTGTAAATTTTGAATTTGAGAGCCAGGACTTCTTGGTATAAATGTTCCAGGTTGAATTGTTATGTTATCAGGATTAAATACTCCATCATCATCATAAACATAAGCACCACCTATAGCCATCTCAGCATTTTCTAATATAAGCTGAATAGTTAAGTTCAATGTTTTGATTGCTGGCATTGCTTGTAATACTGGGCCTCTACCCCAAACTTCAAATCCAGACTTAGACCATCGAGTTGTAATCCAAGGTACAGAACCTCTACCTTTTAGTTTTGTTTGATATAAAACTGCCTTATCTGTTTCAGATAATATATAATAGGTGTGTTCATCTTTAAACTTATCTTCACTATCATAGCATGTAGCTTCTATTATCTTTGTTTTTCTTCTTGGATCTCTTTTTTGTATAGATTCCATTTCAGGTGTATACTTTATATATGGATATCTATGTTTAATATCTGTAATATCACAATCATACATCCACCTAAACCAACCAGTAACCTGATCCATGCCACCACCAATAAGTGCAAGATTAGTTGGAGGCACTGCTGTAAAATGCAAATCACCTAAAAACCTTCCTGGCTCTACTAACATATTCATAGTACCAATACCCAAGTCTTGTAGACCTTCATGAAACTCTGCATTAAAGTTACTGTTTCTTAAACCTTCATGTATTATTTCAGTAATTTTATTAAGTTCTTTTTCAAGAGCTGGTGTAACTGCTTCGTCAGGTATTTCTGGTCCAGCTATTAACTTAAATGCATTACCATTTGGAGGAAAAAATCCTAACTGTAATCTTGATGCAAATCTTGGTACACCAGTACTAGCAGTTTCATCATAGACTTTTTCAGTTCTTCTAGAACCATACATTTCTCCATAAAAACTTTCTCTATCAGGAAATACATAATCATAAATTTCTTCCCATACATCTGTCCAAGTATTCCATCTACTTTTGGCTCTTTGATACTTGTCCATTACTTTTTTATAAACAGCATCTTGACCTTGGCTTGTGGAAGGTGCTGGATCAGAATCATATCTTTCCATTTTAATATCCTATTTTGACTTTACCCATAGTTCTATTTTTACTACGATTTTTTAAACCTAATTCATCTTCGTCATCATCATCTCTAAAACCTTTAAAGCCTTCAAGCTGTTGAGACTGAGTTGACTTAGGGCCAATTAAATTTCCAGCAATCTTTCTTATTCTTTCTTTCTTTGCATTTTCTAAATCAGCAGCTTCTTGTTGTTGCTGTTTTTTCAAATCTGCTAATGCTTTTTGATCTTCTGGTGATTGTTGTGGCATTTTAGGTGTTTTAAACGGATTGAGGTTGCCCATTACTATTCTCCTTGTTATCTTCAAATATGCTTTTTCCACCCCTTTTTTTCAATTCACAATACAATTGATAAGGTGTGAGTACCCAAAATTTACGAACATTACATAAATGTTTCATAAAACTAACACAATATAGCCATCTAGGCACATAGATTGGTTTATCTGTAGGTTCATATTCTATGCATTTACAATGTTTGACCATAAATCCAATCATATTTGTAGCTTCATCATCTGTCAAAATAGATGCTTTAAACCCTCTAGTTACAAATTCCATACATATCCAATGTTTAACTGCTGGTATATATTGAACTGCAAAACAATGAGAAAAACCTTTTCTATGTTTTGTAAACAGTTTCCAAAGGCCTATGTTCTTAGCATCACAAAAAGCTATAATCCATTTCATAAACTTCTAGCCAATCTTCCTCTTTGTCTTGTAGTTCGTAATCTTGCAA